ATTCCAAAAGCTATTTGCACTGCTTGGTGGATAGACTTTTAGATTGGGATGAGTATATACAAAGAACCAAAGACTGTTTTCAAAGAAAATACAATGAGTATTGGAGGATAAATGTCTAATATAGAGAATGTAGTAGCGAGAAGGCTACGTAAGGACCGTAGAAAGTTTAAAGGGATGAGGTACAAGTTTAATAAACTTGTCGTAGTCCCCTACGGACGGAGGGAATTTTTTGTGAAGGAAGGGGATATTCACCCCCTATCTCCTGGAGCAATTTTTCGTTTACGTAATCCTTGGAGTGGACTTTCTTCGTGTCTTTTTTTCGTATCGCTTTCCGATATTGAGGAGACTAATTCTGAAATAATTTCCCACCTATTTAATGTTTGGGAAAAAATAAAACCAGGAATTGGTTGCGTTGAGACTGTAGATTGGTTCATACAACTGTTTATTAAGAGTTATGATAAGAAAACCGTTGAGAGTTGGTTTTATAAGTTTTATCCTGAGGTAGATACAAATTCAGATGAATACAAAGCTCTGGTATTGAGAGCTACCTTGTGTGTTTGATGTAGGACCACACGGGGACAAACCGGTAAAGCTATGGACAAAAATATAAAGGAGAGAATCAGGGAGTTAAAACTGGAACTAGCTAATTTAGAATTACTCTGCTCCGATTATGACGCCCAAGACGTTGATATTTTTTACACCTATTTGTGTAAAGAACTACAAAAACATACAAGACAAAAACAACAAGCAATCACAATATTAAAAGCTAAAAATAAAAAGCTATACAAACAATTAAAACAGATTACAGAGCTATTAAATGACTTTGCTTTTGATAATGATGTAAGAGAAAAACGAGACATATATAATTTATACCAAATAGCCTGCGAGTTAATTTGCGAAAATATTGTTGATATGGGAATTCCTTTATCGTTTAAAGCGTTTTTAAACCATATAGACCTTTTTCCAGGCCTACTTAATAAGGCATATCCAGGATATTTAAAGTCGGGGTTACTAAAGTTTTTGTTAAATGCCCGAAATAATACTTGACAAAATCAAGGAAGTATGCTATAACTTATTAGTTAGAAAAATCTTTTGGAGAAAAAAATGATACTACTTATAGACTATAATAATTTAATGATACGGATGTTATCAGTTTATTCCTCGTTGGAATATAACGGAATTTATACAGGAGCTGTTTTTGGAGTTCTCAACCAACTTACGAAGTTGGTTGTAGATTATCATCCTGAAGAACTCATTGCGGTAACTGACGCCTATCCGTTAAAACGGAAGGCAATATTTCCTGAATACAAAAGCCACAGAAAAAAAACTATAAACGAAAAATTGATGAGGGATTCACGTTCCACGTGCAACACCTTAATGGATTATATGGGAATACCTATATTAAGACAAGTAGGATATGAGAGTGATGATATTATTGGGCACCTAATCCTCACTAATCCGCATAGGTCCTTCCTAATAGTTTCCACAGATTCTGACCTTGAGAGGTTCCTTAGTGGGAATGTGGAAATTTTTAAGAGTGGCAAAATCTTTACCACCCAAGACTTCAAAGCTAAATACCAGAATGCAATAAAACCTTGTGATTTGGAGACTATTGAGTGTTTTATTGGTAATCATAATGGTGTTCCCCCATTAGTTAAGGGATTAGGATTAAAAAGATACCTAAAATTAACGGCCGCTGAAAAATTAGACTTAATAAATGCTAATCGTTCATTATTTGAAAGAAATGAACGGCTTGTTAAAATACCCCTCGACGACCAAATCAAGGTAGACTTCACAGCAGTTCCCACCTTTAAACGTAGGAAATTGGAAAATTGGTTGATGCGTGATTTGGGAATCAGATTAACAAAACAGATGGAACTCGCATTCGACATACTAGCTTAATGCTACTAAGGGAGGAATCTATGAAATTTAAAGAGGCTGTTATACGACTACGTCCGTCACACCAACCTAAAGGATATCACATGGCTGACATAACAATCACAATAGACGGGGAGACATATGAATTACATGAGTTTATTAGGGATGATGATTTTACAAGTAGGTTTGATGCTTGTTTAAAGCTATTAAAAACCGAGGTTTTACGACTAATATCTGAATATGAGGAATAAATGGATAATTTAAACACTTCATTACAAGAGAATATTTTGACTATGCTTGTCTTTTCAGACAAGCATATAAATTTACTTGTCAATAATTTAAACGTAGATTTATTTGACAACGTATATTACAAGCGTATAGCAGAATTGTCAATTAATTTTTATCGCAAATTTAATACTCCTCCGAAGGGTCATATTGCAGATTTACTTGAAAGGGAATTAAAGAATCCAGATAAACAGGAGATTTATGAAAGAATACTCGTTAATATTTATGAAAGTTATGATACCCTAAATGAGTCATATATACTTTCTGAACTTGATAAGTTTATTAGAATCCAAAATTTAAAGCAATCAATCAAAAAGGCATTTGAGCTTTTGCAATATGGAAAAGTTGATGAGGTGGAATCGCTACTTGAGGAGTCCCGCAAGAAGCGGATTGAATTATTTAATCCTGGAATAGTTTTTCGACATGATAATCCTGAAATATTTACAAAGTTGGAAACAAACGAGGAAGATTTAATATTTACAGGAATAGAGGTTTTAGATAAATTAGAACATGTTCCGACAAGAAAAGAACTCTATATTTTGATGGCTTCTCCCGGTAAAGGCAAGTCGTGGTTTCTAGTGCATCTTGCTAAGGCAGCATTACTACAACGAAAAAAGGTATTGCACATATCTCTTGAACTCGGAGAAGGAAGACTTATTCAAAGATATTTCCAAGCATTATTTGGTATAGCCACGAAGCCTGTAGACCTACAACTACAAAATGCCTTATTTGAGACGGATTCATTCGGGAACATATCACGTATAAAATTTAACCAAATTCCTCACGTTAGAAATTTGAAGGAGGAGGGCATAGAGGACTTTTTGAAGTCAAAAATGGAAGAACTGATAAAGCCACAATTGATAATAAAAGAGTTTCCCACAGGTTCTTTATCAATACAAAAGTTAAGAGCATATCTTGATAATCTTGAAGGATATTATAATTTCATACCTGACATCATTTTACTTGATTACCTCGACTTAATGGATATAGATGTTGATAAATTACGAATAGATTTAGGAAGGACCGCTGTTGAGTTAAGAGGAATCGCCATAGAAAGAAATCTCGCAATGGTTACCGTCGCCCAATCTAACAGGGCGGGAGAAGATAAAGCATGGTTAACAAGGAAAAATTTAGGAGAAGATTACTCAAAGGTTAAAACCGCTGATGTATTAATAACATACAATCAGTTAAAACATGAAAAAGCTAATGGATTGGCAAGGTTGTTTATTGATAAGGGGAGAAATAATAAGGATGGAGATGCCATACTCATTTCGCAAAATTATTCATTAGGTCAATTCTGTTTAGATTCAGGAAGAATAGTGCTTGAAGATTATGGAGATTTGATAGAGAAATGATAGATAAAGAAACACTTGATAATTACATTAACCAACAATTTGAGGATTGGAATTGGGTGAAACAATTAGAAAGGGAAGAGATTGAAAAACTTTTGAACTTTATTCCCTTTAAGACAAAACCATATTTACACCAACTTCAAGGAATGGTTCCGTGTCTACTCAATAATTCGTTCCTGTTATTTTTAGACATGGGATTAGGTAAAACAAAAATAATCCTTGATGTTTTATCTTTAGATAATAAAAGGGTGTTAGCATTAAGTCCAAGTGTTGCGACGGTTTCTACTTGGGCGGATGAAATAAATAAACATTCAAATAAAACATACATTGAATTGACAGGGACAACACCTGAAAGATGGAAGAAACTATTGGAATCTGAAGCTGAAATTGTTTTATTGAATTATACAGGATTATTAGTTATGAACACTGTAAATAGCGGGGGAAGGTGGGTAATAGATTTTCCAGTTTTAGCTAAATTTACTTCACTTTTTGACTGCGTGGTTTTTGATGAAATTCATTTATGTAAAAATCACCGGTCTTTAACCTTTAAAGTTTGTAAATACATTGCAGAACATACTAAATATAGATACGGTTTGACCGGAACTCCCTTGAATAGGGACCCTATGAGTTTGTGGTCACAATTCTATTTGATTGATTTGGGTGAGACTTTAGGACGACATATCTCGATTTATAGGGAAGCGTTTTTTACACAATATACAAATTATTGGGGAGCATTGGATTACAAATTTAAAAAGATATATACAGAACATCTAAATAAAAGGGTTCGTAATAAATCAATTCGTTTTGTTAAAGAGGATACGTTGGATTTACCTGATAAAGTATTCACAAAAATACCGGTTGAACTTTCAGATGAGGCTCGGAAGGTGTATCTTGATATTGTTTACAATTCAGACATAAAGGATATTAAACAAACATTTCCTAAATTGCGTCAAATCTGTTCTGGATTTTTTGAGGACATTGTTTTTGAAACGCAAAAGTTGGATGAGTTGGTGGATTTAATCAAGTCTATACCTACTGACAGTAAGGTAGTGGTATTTTTGGAATTTATAAAGAGTGGGGAATTGGTTACCACCCGGCTAAAAAAGGAAGGTATCAGATGTGAACGTCTTTACGGAGGAACAAGGGATAAGATAGGTGTAAAAAATAATTTTTTGAAAAATGAAAATATTAAAGTATTAGTTGCAAATGTTGAGAGTGGAGGAGTTGGGTTAAATTTACAGGTTGCTAATTATGTTGTATTTTATGAATTACCTTTGAGTAGCATTGATTACAGACAGGCTGTAGAGCGTGTTCACCGTCCTGGTCAAAATAATACTGTTTTTGTATATTCGCTTATAACAAAAAATACAGTTGAGGAGAAGATAGAAAAGTATCTACAAGAAGGTAAAGATATTTTTAAAGCCCTAATTGACGGGAATAAAGCTAAGGAAATATTAGGAATATAGGGGGTTTTATGGTAGTGAGATTTTATTGTCCTATTTGCGGAGGATTAACACCTCCAAAATTACAAAAGGAAGAGAGGGAATTAATCATTGCTCCAGGAGAGCTTACATTTACATGTAAAGGGTGTAAAAAGAAATTTGTTATTTTTGTTGATATTGAGGAGTGGGAGGAAGAGGAAGCATGAACGAACAGGACATCATAAAAAAATATAAACCCATGATAGTTAAATTAGCGAGGACATTAAGCCTCGATTATATGGATGACCTTGTTGGGGTTGGATATAATGCACTCATAACATCTTATAATAACCATAAAAATAGGAAGTCAAAACTACCATTGAACACCTACATTTATAATAAGGTAAAAACAGCAATGAGGGATGAACTACGACGCTTGTTGTGGTTTAAACGCAGTAAAAAAGGTTATAGTCTAACAACCCTACAAGAAATAGTAACAAATGATAGTGAGGAATTGCTTATAAATCGTGATACTTACCTCCAACTTTGTGATATTATGAAAAATAATCTAACACAACGTGAACAGGAAATTATGCGGCAGATTTATTGGAATGGACTAACATTGCTGGAGGTTGCCTCTTATTTGCAGTTAAAGGAATCACGTGTATCACAAATACATAAGGATATTTTAAAAAAATTAAAGGATGCCTATGAAAGAGAAAATTCTACAAATCTTGGAACAAAATAATATTTCCTACGCATTATCAGGTAAGAACGTTGGTAAGAATGCAATCGGTATCGATTGTCCTTTTTGTGTTGATGATGTGGGAAAACATTTGGGTATTCTACCAAATAAATCTGGAGGATATTATTACAGTTGTTGGAGAAATAAAGAACATAGAGGAGGAATATTTTTTCTATTTTCAAAACTATTAGGAATTTCAATAGATGCTGTTAAAGAATTATTTGATTACACAGAACCTGTAACCAAAATACTTCCTGAGGATAAAAAGATTGGGGGAGTTGATAGGTTAGAATTTCCCCCCGAATTTAAAGAGGTTAAAAATGAGTTTCCCACCGAAATTTTTTATAATTATCTGAAACGTAGAGGATTTGATTCCGGAGCTATACAGAGGTATAGGTTAATGTGTGCTTTAGAAGGAGAATGGAAGAATAGAATTATAATTCCTGTTTACATTAACGGCCAACTTGTAACATGGCAGGGTAGAACTATCTCTGACTTGACTTCGTTAAGATATAAATCCCTATCCTTGGAGAAATCTATTAGGGCTATAGGATATTGTTTATTTAATTATGATAATTTACATGGAGGAAAATCTTTATATATTACAGAGGGACCATTCGATGCGATGAAGATAGATTATTATACCCGTGCCGATGCTACCTGTTTATTTACCCTAAATATGTCCAAAAAACAAGAGGAGTTGTTGTTGACAATTCTACCTAAATATGATAGAATATTTATTCTACTTGATAATAATGCTGAACTTGCTAGCGCAAACCTTTTATGTAGGTTATCCTATTGCAAAAATATTTTTGTAAGATATTTACCTACCAGATTTAAAGACGCAGGAGAAATGAATGAAAAAGAAATCAAAGATTTCATTGGAAGAGATAATAATTGAGGAGCCGTCTAAGGCTTTTTGTGAAAGATGTCAAAATTCCGATATACGCAGGGTTAAAGATACATTAAATTTAGCCGCTTCCACAATTCTTGAGGCTGCGGAATTATTAGGAATAGATGGAAATTTTGAAAGAAAGTGTAAGGAGATAAGGAAATGGATAAAGAAAACTTTCAATGGAAAGAAAACACGTTAATACATAATTATACAAAAAGATTATGTAGGCAATTTGGAAGCAAACTATATTGTATCGGTTATGATTTTGATGACCTTATGCAGGAATGTTGGATTACATATTACAAATGTCTCAAGTCATTTAAAGGACAAACAACACGGGATTTCATGGTGTTTTACAGTAGAGCTATAAAAAATAGGATATTTAATTTACTCAGGAAGAATAAGAATGAGTTAAAATTTAGGGAAAAGCTAACTTTTGTAGATGAGATTAATTTCGATGAAATTGGGTGCTACGTAGATTTGAAATATAAATTAGGTATTCTTCCCAAAAAACTACGTGATAAGGTAAAAATCGTATTAACTGTAAATACTAATATAAGCAGTCCTAAAAATAAATTAGTTTTGCAAAAATTAAAAAATTTTCTATATTTTTGATGTTTGGAGTGTATATATAATATATGATTGACGATGACTTTATCTATATTCTAGCAAACCATACACAAACACTGACATCCAACCTTATTAGGATTCTAGATAATCTAGACGAAAAGGATTGGAGCAATTTAAGTAAGAAATCAAAATTAATTATAAATAATTTTATCAAGGAATATATTAGGAAAACTTCCCAGCAGGGAAATAAAAAATAAAGGAGTATGTATGAAAACCGATGATTTTAACAAAGCATTATCAACCGTGAAGATGTGTATAAATCCCAGTCCTGTAATACCAGCATATTCATTATTGTATCTTAATAATGATACGATTGAATCTTGTGACGGCATACAAGGAATTAGATATACAGTTCCTGTAGGTGTTGAGTGTGCTGTTAGAGGATTATTATTTGCCGAAGTCGTATCAAAACTTTCGGATATCGACCCCCTATCATTACAAAATGATAAATTGGTAATATCAAGTGGTAAGACTAAAATTGAGTTAGCAACAGCAGATAAAAATGATTTTGTATCAGCATTTGATATTGACACTTATAAGCACTCTATTAAGCTCACAAACGATATTACAAACGCAATGAGTATTCTAATGTCTTCTATAAATAGAATAACAATTCAAGAAGAACAGAATGGAATAACAATGATTATTGATGAGAATGGAATTTCAATGTATGCAACTAATAATATTAGGGCATCCAAATTCCATATTCCTATGGAACTTGACTTCTCAATTTCTATATTATTACCCGAGTCATTTTGCCGCAGATTATTATCTTTGAATACCGGTAACGGAGAATTATTTTTTGGGACTAAAACTGTTAAAGCAATATTTCCTAAAATTGAATTTATATCAAAGCTGAAAGAAATCGAACTCCTCGATTTTGAGGGTAAGATTTTTTCAAATTATGATTTTAAGTCTATCGAATGTCAGTTTGTTGGAGATTTTCCCAAATCATTAGTATTAGCATCTTCTATTTTGGATAAGGATAGATTTGGAGATTTTGACGTGGGAAATACAATTAAGTTTAAAGTTAATACGGGAATATCTGTTTTCGAGGATGAGATAAATATTGGATTCAGCAACACTTTCAAATTCAAAGCTGATATACCTATATTCCTATCATTGCTTAAAGATGTTGTTGAGTTCGGATTCGTGGAAAATGATAACGGTGTTTTTGTTATTGGAAGAGCGAACCCAGGATTCAACACGATTATGGGAACTTTCAGCGAACAAGAGGAAAATACAAATGAAGAAAAATAGCAAAAAGAAGGATAGTGATTATTTTAAGATTTTCAAAAAAGAAGTAGAATTTTGGTTAGAAAAATTCGGACTAAAAGATTGGTGTGTTTTTATTTCACACGAACCAATTGGTATTGATTCTGAGGATGGGGCGTGTTCTTACGAAAAAACGAGTAGAGTTGCTACCATATCACTCAATAAATATACACCAGGCTATGAATCGTTGACTCCTAACTTGGTGAAATTGATTGCATTCCATGAGGTTTGTGAATTGCTTTTGGCACCATTAATTACATTATGTTATTTGAGAACATTTTCAGAAACTGAATTGGAGGGTGAAAAGCACGCTATAATACGTAGGTTAGAAAATGCCTTCTTTAAGGAAAAGGTAAATAAGAATGGGGTTTTTCTTTCCTGAAAAGAAACAGGTAAGTTCTAAAAAAGAACTTGCCATTAAAGAAGCGTCAAAACAAGGATGCAGGGCGTGTCCTCTTTCAAAAGAAAGAAATAGAACTCCCAATATGCCTCCAACTGGAACAGATAAGCCTATTTTATATTTTTTAGGAGAAGCTCCTGGAGAAGATGAAGATATTGTAGGTCGGCAGTTCGTTGGAAGAGCAGGAAGACGTTTACGTAGGGAACTTGATGAAGTGTTTGACCCTGAAATATTGGATACAATTAGATGGAATAATACTGTCCGTTGTAGACCTGTTAGTGGAAATTCAAATAGAACTCCTACCAATTTTGAAATTGATTGTTGTAAACAATCCGTTATTGACGACATTGAAAAAACAAAACCATGTGTAGTTGTGGGTTTTGGTTCTGTTCCGTTAAAAACGTTTATAGGAGGAAGCACATTAGGAATTTGGGTAAATCGATTTATTCCCACAAAATTCGGTAATCACGCTTGTTGGTATTATGTTATGTATCACCCCTCCTTTCTAGAGAGAACTTCTAAACAAGGTGAGGATACTGAATATGATATTTATTTTAGGATATGTTTGGAAAATCTTAAACATTTTATTTTGAAAAAATATACTCCTCCAAAAATTGAAACAGATTATTTTAAGGGAGTTAAACCACTAACAGAATCTGAGGCTATTGAGCTAATGCGTTCATGGACTGATAGGAAGTATATAGCACTTGATTTGGAAACTGACCAATTGAAACCTTTGAGGGAGGGTGCGAAAATATTAAGTGTCGGTTTATCTGATGGAGACTTGCATGTTGCGTTCCAAAACTCTGACAAAGTTGTAAGGGAACTTTACAAGTTGATAATGTCTGGACCTGAATTTATTGCCCATAATTTAAAATTTGAGATTGAGTGGTTATATACCGCCTTCAAAACACAAGATTTTTTTAGAAAAGTTAGGTGGCATGATACAATGGCTCAAGCATATATTTTAGATGAGAGAACTACTAAAAATCATAACGAGGGAATGCTTAAATTGGAGATGCTCACATTCCTAAATTTCGGATTTAAGCTGAAATCCTTAACAAACATAGATAGAGGAAACATTTCAAAAACAAGTGTTAAGGACCTGCTCATTTATAATGCCTTAGATGCAAAATATACTTATAAGCTGTTTTTGGAGCAAGGTAGGAAACTTGACAAAGATTTAAAAATATGCTATAATAATCTATGCGAATCCTCAACTTGTTTAGCGATGACGGAATTAAAGGGATTGCTAATAGATAAAAATAAATTAAATGAGTTGAAGAACAAATATACGGTTGAACTTCAAGATATTATGGATGAGATTAAAAATCGTGGTGAAATTAGAAAATTTGAGAAGGACCTCGGAGTTACATTCAATCCTTTATCAACAGACCATTTGATAATAGTGTTCAAAGACATATTAAAAGCTCCGTTGGTAAAACTGACAGCATCAAAAAAGTATTCAATGGATGACGAGGTAATGTCAAAATTAGCGCCTAAATATAAATTAGCTGAACTAATTCCCCGTTGTAGAGAACTAAATAAATTAATCTCCACATATCTCGATAACATTGGGTATAACCTTATAGGAGATAAGTTGTATCCCAACTTTAACTTGATGCTCACAAAAACAGGAAGGTTAAGTAGTGGAACAGATGTGGGGGTCGAGGAATAATTTTACGAGGAGGTAATAATATGGAATTATTTCCTACAAAACCCAAAAGAAGGGGAGGAAGAAGAAAGGGAACTATTGTTCCTCCTGATGTTAGGGAAAAAATGAAAGCGACACATGTAGGATTCTTAGGAAGAAAACACACAGAGGAATCTAAGGAGAAGATTAGGCAAAAATTAAAGGGTAGACCTCTTCCCGAGGAAGTTAAAGAAAAGTTAAAAAATAATCTTACAGATGAGGAAAGGGAGAAAAGAAGTTTGAGGTTAAGAGGGAACACCTTCAAGAAGGGAAAGCGTGTAAGTAAGGAAGGAAGGGAAAGAATTAGCGAAGCACAAAAAAGGATTTGGGCAAAAAGGAGGGAACTTAATTATGGAAAAGAAGAAGGGTAATGACGACGATACAGGCCTCATAGTTCAACAATGTAAAGGATGCTACCACATCGTCCGTGGTAGGTGTGTGGCCTTTTTTTCCCCCAAATCAAAATGGGCAAACGGAAAAAAATGTCCCATTTATGCAACAGATACAAAGGAGAAATAGTGGCAAAGGAAGTTAATTTCCAAAATTTCCCTGCAGGACACGAAATAAGAAATGTTATTGTAGCTCCTGATGGACACCTAATTGTTGCGTTTGACTATTCATCACTCGAAGCCAGACTTATAGCAATGGCTACAAGGGACAGTGAGTTTTGTTCTGATATTTGGAATGGAATTGATACACACATGAAATGGACTGAACGCCTAATTGAATTATATCCTGCAATCTCCAACAAAATGGAGAAAAAAGAATTGAGACAGTTTCTTAAATCAAATCTTGTATTTGGTTCTTTCTACGGAAGTAAAAAGGAGTCCGTGATAAAGAGGTTGGGAGAGCTTGAGGTTCCTCCGAGGGTAGCGTCGCAGATATATGATGAGTTTTGGGACACATATAAGGAAGCCAAAAAACGTCAGAAATATTTACTTGATTATTATAATAGTCGTGGAGTGGTTAAAAACCTAAATGGAAGGGAGAGGAGAGGAGTTTTGTCTGTAAATAAAATAACAAATTACCCTATACAAAGTTCTGCGTCTTACGATATTTGTCTCCGTGCAGGAGATAGGTTATCAAGATTAGCCTATGAGTTAGATAAACCTCAGTATCAGTATATAATAAATATACACGATGACTTAACTTTTTATATACCTTTAGATACACTTGATGAGGATATTCAGTTCATAGCTAAAGAACTAGTATATCCTGCTTATCATTGGGTAATAGTTCCCCTTGAAGTGGAATGTAAAGCCGGAAAAAGTTGGGGTTCTTTAGAAGTTTTAGGAAAATTTTCAACCTTAGATTGGTGGGAGTGGAAAGATAATAAGTGGGTTAAAAAGGAGGATGTAGAATGCCGGCAACCGTAAAATTGGAAGATTCACAGTGTGGTTATATAGACAAGCGTAATGTTACTTATAACCAGAAATACTCAATTTTGGATTATATTTTTAATGAATGGAAATCATCCACAAATGTAATCGAGTTATTTGGGGGAATAGGAATAACATCTTATTTTATAAGGAAGCACATAACTCCAAAATTACACACAATATTAGAAATACACGACGATTGTATTAAGGAGTTAAAAGCCAGATACCCTAAACTTGATATAAGGAAACAATCCGCTTTTGATTTTGATGAGTATTCTAATTACGATTATGTTTTGATTGATGCTGGAGAATTTTCACAATCAAAGTTTTATATTAAACGGTTTAATACTATTTTTGATAAACTAAAAAATTATAATCCTGATATGGTTGTTACAGACCTTGGATTTTGGAAGTTTTCCTTTGTAAAAAAGGAAAAATGGGATGTTGAGGTTCCTAAGTATTTTGAGGCATATCAAAAACTATTTAAGCAATATAACTTTTTTATAAAGAAGGCCTATTATACACATGATTTCTCAATATTGTACCTAACAAAACTACCTGTTGAAATCGATATTAAAAAGTGGGATAAGACAACACATGAATGGCGTAATGTATTGGTAAAAGGAGGATTGTTCTAAAATGTATAATAATCCCATAAGTTTGGCTGGGGGAGAGGAAAGATTTGTTTGTCCCCAATCATTAGCCCTCAATACTTATATTGGTTGTAAACATGATTGTTCTTATTGTTGTGCTAAATATTTATTATCTCCTTATAAACATTGGAGGAGACTCGAACCAGCAAATGTTGATAAAATAAAACAGACATTCATTCAGGCACATTCAGGTAAACCAGGAATCATATTCGACCTAATTCGGCAACGTATTCCCTTTAGATTTAGCAATCTAACAGACCCTTTCCAGGAAGAGCTTGAACGAACTTATAAAGCTACTTATAGAACTCTTGAAATTCTTAGGGATTACCAATATCCAGCGATATTAACAACTAAAAGCACGTTGTGGGCTGAGCCTGAATATATAGCAATACTCAAAGAATTTCCCTCAGTTATACAAATGACAATAACCACTATAGACGATAATTTGTCCGCAAAAATAGAACCTGGAGCACCTGTTTCTTCTAAACGTGTTGAGGCTTTAGAGAAGGGGGCCTTAGCTGGATTGATTACACAGGTTAGATATTCCCCTATTTTTCCATTATTATCAGACCAACCTGAGGAGGCGTTCAAAAAGTATAGCGAAATAGGTGTAAGAGATATAATTTCAGAATTTTTAAGACTTCCTGTGAATAGGAAACAAAGAGCATGGATAGATGGTGCGTTGGGATATGATTATTTAGAATTTTTAAAGAAAAATAAATACCCGATGGAAGTAGCGGGACACTGGATTAAGGTTACAAAACCGTTTATTTTTGATGAATACTTAAGGTTTAAGGGTATTGCACAAAAGTATGATTTGAATTATTACATCTGTTGTGAGGAAAGGCCTGAATTAAATAACTGGGAAAATTGTTGCGGAACCTCAAAATATTTTGGGTTTGACAAGTGCTTGGATTGGACGATACAAGTGAACGGAAAAAAATTTACAGATAAACCTTTGTCATTTAACGGGTATATAGCCGAAACCACCTGTCCATACGTTGGTGAGTATAGGGAATTTTTTGAAAAGGGAAAGCATGAGAGAAATCTTGTGGGACTACAGTTTGACAAATATACAAAAACGTATAAACGACTTAAACCGCCTAAAAAAGTGGGGTTATTTACATGATAATAAACGGAGATTGTGTTGTAGAATTAAAAACTATACCCGATGATTCCGTCGATATGGTGCTTACAGACCCGCCATTCAATGTTGGTTTAGAATACAATTCCGTTGATGATTCTATGCCTGATGAGCATTACCGGGATTGGTGTATACAATGGCTAACGGAATTAAAACGAGTATTAAAACCAGGCCACGTGGCAATTGTGTTTACAGGAGATGCGAAATCATATTGGTTATTTGATGCTATTTACAAATCTGGATTTGTATTTAATCATTGGATTAAATGGATTAAAATGAATTCCCAGGGAAATTTACCTGGGACAGCTTTCCTTAACAAGGTTGAACTCGCTTTTTTGTGTAGTAAAGATAAACTTAACAGGAGTATAATTAATAGAAAGGAAATGAATGCGGATTATATTATTTGTAATAATATGAACATAAAGAGTAAGGGGTCGTGGGGACATATAGCACAAAGACCTCTAGAACTTTATGCAAAATTAATTAAGGGTTTTACACAAGAAGGAGACACTGTTTTAGACCCCTTTTTAGGGTCAGGAACGACTGCTGAGGCTTCGTTATTATTAAATAGGAAATGTATTGGAATTGAGATTGATGAGACTTATTATAAAAAGATAGTAAAACGTATAAAATTAACTGGAGGTAAACTATTTTAGAACTAAAGTATAGACCGAAAACGTTTGACCAGGTAATAGGACACACTAATGAGGTTTCTGTATTAAGGTCGGCAATAAAATCTGGAATGTTTCCTCACGCAATACTCTTATCAGGAGATAACGGAATAGGTAAAACAACAATAGCTAGAGTTGTTGCAAACGAATTAGATGCTGAATTAATAGAACTCGACGGCTCAACCTTTGGTAAGGTTGAAATAATGCGTGATATTGCTGAAAACCTTAAATATCCTCCTATGGGAAAGCACAAGACAAAAATGTTAATAGTTGACGAGTGTCAAGGATTGAGTAAGGCTGCTTTTGACAGTTGGTTAAAAATTGTGGAGGAACCTCCGAATTTTCTCTATTTTGCATTCTGCACAACCGAACCTGATAAGGTAGTTAAGGGGATTAAACAGCGTTGTCAACATTTTAAATTAAAACCTATCAGTCAGGAGGATTTAGAAACATTAATCCTTTTTGTTGCTGAGGAGGAGGGAATAGAATTACCTAAACACGGAGAGATTTTGATAGCTAAAGAATCTTACGGTTCTCCAAGGCAGGCATTAGTCTTCCTATCACAGGTTAGGAATTGCAAAACATTGGAGGAGATTTCTGATATAATCAAATCTGCTATTGCTAAAGATGATATTGTTGATTTTTGCAGGTTATTAATCAGCAAAAAAGATTACGGTAAAGCACTTGAGATATTATTTAGACATAAGGATACGAATATCTACAGTTTGAAATTGCAAATAATAAATTATATTATAGGATGTATACAGAGGGCTAAAACACGGAATGACGTGGATTATTTTATCGGCTTATTAGACATTTTCAATGCTGTTTCAATAGACCAACAATTTGGATTCTCCTCACTACTTGTAGCTACATCGAAAGCATATAAAGAATAGCCATGTTTGACCCTGTTACTTCCTCACTATATGTAGGCGATTGTTTGGATGTTATTGAGAGGTATCCAAACGTTATTAGTGGTAGCCATCTATTGATAACATCTCCCCCTTATAACTTTGGAAGGGAATATGATTCCATTGAAGACAATATTGACAATGATAATTACTTTTCAACCCTTGAAAAAATTTTCTCAAGTATCTATAGATTAGCTAATGATTCGTTCCGGATGGTAATAGTTGTTAAGGACAATTATGCAAAAATGCAATTTACAGCATTAGATTTATATTCAACGTTAAAGGGGTTGAATTGGAAACCTTACGCTTACTTCGTCTTAAAATCAGGACACTTCTCACGGCAAACATCCTGGGGTTCATGGCTATCTCCTTCGGCTCCTCGTATAAGATGCCAACATGAGCTTGCTTTAGTTTTTTATAAGAAAACTTATAAACGGGATAATAAGACACAGGAAATCTCAAAACAAGATTTTATTGATTTTACAAAATCAGTCTATTATGATGATGACTTGTTTGTATCTGATGTGGATAAAAGGTTACATCCAGCACAATTCTCTCCAAATCTTGTCAAAAGATTTGTTAAATTATTCTCCTTCAAAGGAGACACGGTAATTGATATTTTTAACGGAATGGGAAATACAGGGTTGGCGTCGTTGTATTGTGGTCGAAACTATATTGGTATTGATATTTCTAAAAACTATATTTTAGCATCAAAAAAAATTTTTTTAAAGAATGGATTCAAAAATATTTCTATAAAACTTACGTGAGGAGTGTATATATAATATATGGAAGATAAATATGGGTGGATAGCTTTTTTATGCGTTATTTTATTTGAGGTTTTGTTTCTTTTTTATTCTTGGAATTATGTGGTTTCTCCCCTTTTTGGGTTCAAGCGAATTTCCGCTGGAGATGCACTAATATTATTAGTATTATTTAAAATAATAAACGGTAAGTAAATTATGAAAACTATAACTTTACAAGAGGCTAAGGAATTATTACAGATTGACGAAAACCATATTGATGATATAATAAAGGAATACCCCGCAATTTATAATGAAATAGCTGAAAGATTTGTTGAGGCTAAATCTTTAAGAGATGAATTGAAAGGAAAATTAAAAGAACTATGGTCGAGGGAATTTTTAAGGATTAAAAAGGGAAATCCACGCATTACAGACGCAATTGCTAAAGCTGAGGCGGATATACATCCTGAATATTTAGAAATACAAAAGGATTACTTTTATCTAAGTAAGGAGGCTGACTTATGGGAAAAGATGTTAGAATCTTGGGATAGGAGGGCAAAAATGATAAATAACTTATGTGAATTAATAGCTACAGGTAGAATTGCATTTTTTTCAGTAAAAAAATCAAGCACAGAACTATATGACACAAATAAAAAAGAAATGAGAAAAGAAAAGGAGGTATAATATGTCATTTATTTACAAAGACAGGCCTGAGGAATTTTATCAAAGGAGAGCGACACAGAGAGGTGGAATATCAAGGGATTCGATATTTAAGGACGGTGTTAGGGTTTTTACACCGAGAATTGATGAGCAGAATAGGATTAGAATACTTCCCCCAACGTGGGATAATCCCGAACACTTCGGTTATGATGTGTGGGTTCATTACGGAATTGGGGCTAACAATTCGGCGTTTCTATGCTTAAAACTTATGAAGGGAGAACATTGTCCTATTTGTGAGCAGTTAACCACAAAACAGGCACTTGAGGACCCTGTGTATGCAAAAAAATTAAAAGCAAAAAGGAAGGTTGTTGTTTACATAATCGATAGAAAGGAAGAAGAAGTAGGACCTAAAGTTTGGGCTATGCCGTGGCAGTTAGATAAAACATTAGTAATCCAAGCAAGGGATGAGGATACAGGTGCAATATTAAGGATTGATAGACCCGACGACGGATATGACGTTTACTTTGATACGGTAAAAGGAGCTACGAAAGATATTGCCTACACTTATGAAGGAGAAAAAATAGCACGAAAGTCATCCCCGATTTCAACAGACCCCAAACTTATGGATAAAATTTTAGAATATATAGTTGAGCATCCAATTCCATCCGTTCTTGAGTATAAACCGGCAAAATATATACAAGCTGTTTTTTCAGGTAGCTTAATCGATGAGGATAATGTAGATATTCCAATCGAAACAAAGGATGACGTTGTAAATGAGGTGGTAGATGTTGAGGAATCAGGATTAGATAGACTAGCAAAGTTAAGGGAGAAATATAAGAAATGAGCGACATTTTAACCGAGGTTAGAAAAACAATTGAAAAAGATAGGCAAGATATTTATGGTAATCCTGAAAATAGCTTCAATATTATTGCTCAATTCTGGACAACATATTTGAAATCGAAATATAATATTCAAATAGAACTCAATGGTAGAGATATAGCAATTATGATGTCGCTTTTAAAACATGCCAGGATGGTTGTGCAGGATAATTACAGAGACAATATTATTGATGCTATAGGATATTTAACAATCTTAGGAGAGAGGTTGTGAAAACTACGGAGAGGAGCTCAGCTCCTCTCCTACATCCTTTAATAAAGGTAGAAAAAAATGGGACGAAAGAAGTCTGAAGAAACAATCGGAGATTACCTTATTAAAAAGAAGGATTTACAATTTGTATCGACCGGTTGTGCTGTTCTTAATTGTGTTTTGGGAGGAGGATATCCTTTAGGTCGTGTAGTGAATATTGTGGGAGATAAATCAACAGGAAAAACAAATCTAGCAATAGAAGCATTAGCTAATTTTGTCAGGGAGTATCCTGAGGGAATTCCGTATTATATAGAAGCAGAGGCGGCTTTTGATATTGATTATGCTGAAGTCTTAGGAATGCCTATTGATAAAGTTAAGTTTATGGATGATGTTGATACTGTTGAATTACTCTTTGAAAGACTCATACAAATTATAACTGAACATGGTGATAATGGAACACCCGCATTTGTTGTTGTTGATTCCTTAGATGCACTTTCGGATAAGTCTGAAATGGAACGGGAGATAGATAAAGGAACTTACGGTGTTGAAAAGGCAAGGAAGATGTCAGAATTATTTAGACGACTTGTCAAGAAAATTGAAAAGACAAATGTATGTCTATTTGTGATAAATCAAATTAGGGATAAAATAGGAGTAATGTTCGGAGAAAAACATAGTAGAAGTGGCGGTAAAGCACTAGACTTCTACGCATCACAAATATTATGGTTATCGGAGGTCAAAAAAATAACAAAAACAATAAAGGGAATCGACCGACCTATAGGTATTATTGTAAAAGCAAAATGCAAGAAAAATAAAATAGGATTACCATTTAGGGAATGTCAATTTCCTATAATATTTGGATATGGAATTGATGATATTACTGCTAATTTAGAATTTTTGAAGGGAGTTAAAGGAGCTTTAGAGGAACTAAACATAACTGATGATGATTTAAAAAATATTACTAAGGAGCTTGAAGTTAAAATTGCGGAGCATGTTGTTAAGGTTTGGAATGAAACGGAAGAAGGATTTCTTCCGAAACGAAGAAAATATATGTAGGAGAGAATTATGCCGTTATCACAAAATGCACTCTATCTATTAAAACAGAGGTATTGTATAGGAGATGAGTCTCCTGAAAGTGTATTTAAACGAACAGCCCAAAAATTAGCTGATGGAGATGAGAGATTTGAGCAAGATTTATACGACCTAATGGTTAATGGAACATTCCTTCCCAACTCCCCCGCTTTATTTAATTCAGGAAGGGCTAACGGTTGTCTTCATGCTTGTTTTATTTTACCGATTAAAGATGACCTTGCCTCAATTTTTTATACAATAACAGCGATGGGGAAAATATTCAAAGATGGAGGAGGATGTGGAATAAACTTCTCTCCACTACGTGAGAAAGACGCCTCATTATCAGGAGGAGGAAAGAGTTCGGGAGCAATAAGTTTCATGTCTGTTTTTGACAATATAGTTGATGTGGTTAAACAAGGAGGAAAACGACGTGGAGCTTTAATGGGAATTCTTAACTATAATCATCCTGAGATATTTAACTTTATAAAAGTTAAACTTGAAGGTAGATTACAAAATTTCAACCTATCTATTATGGTCGATAACAGTTTCATGGAAAAAGCTATCAACGGGGGAGATGTTGATATAATATCTCCCCAAGGATATAAAATAACCACAGTTAAAGCTAAAGATATTTTTGAGCTTATGGCTTTTGCGAGTTGGTGTAACGGTGACCCTGCATTATTATTTTTTGATAGGATAAACAAAGATAATCCGTATTATCCTGAGATTGTCGTTGACACTGTCAATCCTTGTAGTGAGGTGGGTATGCCCCACTGGTCTGCTTGTTGTCTTGGTTCTATCAATATTTCAAAATTTGTTTGGAAGAATAATTTTAATTTTGAACGTTTTTCTAATGTGGTTAAGGCAGGTATGAGGGCACTATCCAACATGAACAGTGTGTCAGCGTATCCTCTAACTGAAGTAAAAGAGGCAATGGATAAATACAACCCTGTAGGATTGGGTATTATGGGGTTTGCCGATTGTCTAATCAAATTAGGCATTTATTATGACTCACAGGAGTGTTTGGATTTTATAAACCAGATAGGAGCTGTTTATCAAGAAGCTACCTTAAACTTCAATCCTCATAAGCCGTATTTTTATAGACGTATAATAGCACCTACGGGGTCATTATCAATATTGGCTGACTGTTCAAGTGGGATAGAGCCGGTATATGATACCGTTTTTGTTAGGAACCTAACAGTAGGTAAAATTGAGGAAACGAGGGATTTATACAAATCCAAGTATGTTAGGACAGCACACGAGGTAAGTCCTGAGTGGCATGTTAAGGTAACAGCACAATGGCAACAGTGGATTGATGGGGGAATTAGCAAAACTGTAAACATGCCATACAACGCATCTGTTGAAGATATTAAAAATGTATATATACAAGCATGGAAATTAGGGTTGAAGGGAGTTACCGTTTATAGAGATGGTAGTAGAAACCAAGTTTTAGTTGGCGTGTCGCAAACAAATAAATTCAGTATCGACGCTCCTGCCCCCTCCACAAAATGTGAAGGAGAATCCTGCTATTTATGATAAAAAAATCTGAATTAGCAGTAAAGAATAGACGTAGGGGAAAAACAAATGAAAAGAAATTGTCAAAAATTTTAGACGCATCCCGTGTCGGTATATTTGGAGGAGAAGATTTAACAAAGGGGAACTTGAGTATAGAGGCTAAATCCCGGAAACAGTTTGTCGCTGAAAAATGGATGGAACAGGCTGAGAGAAATTCAAAAGGAAAAATACCAATTGTAATTGTTCACATACACGGGAGACAGCATGAAAATGACTTTGTTATAATACGACTAAAAAATATTAAAGGTGCCTTACATGAATTTGATTAATACGCTTTGTATTGCTGATTTACACCTTGAGCATACTCCTTTGACGGAATACAGGTGGAATGTTTTTCGGTGGGTAAAACAGGTTAAAGGGATAGAAACTTTAATAATTTTGGGGGATTTAACTGAAAAAAAGGATAACCATAATAGTAAGCTGGTTAACCGGTTAGTTTCTGAACTATCTGACCTCCCCTTTGAGGTAATTATTTTGAAAGGTAATCACGATTATTATGATGATGCATTTTTTAGATTTCTTTCAAAGCTAGAGAATATAACATTCATCGATGAACCTAAATTAATAGGTGATATGCTATTTCTACCACATTCAAAAACTATCGATATTGAAAGAAATATTATTGAAAGAAGTAAATTCATATTTTTACACCATGCTTTTAAGGGGTCAAGGCTTATGAATGATTTTATTTTAGACGAGGGTATAGACCCCGGAGTTTTTGACTGCGATGCCACGATATTTTCAGGACATATCCACAGAGCAGGTAAAATTGGAAAGATAACTTATGTTGGTTCACCATATCCTGTCTATTTTGGTGATAATGATTACAGAGGAAGAGCTATAAAACTTAACGGAGAGATTGTGCGATTTACAGATACAATATCACGTTGGGGACTATCATTAGAAAATCCCGGAGATATTAAAAATATCCCACTAAAAACGGATGACCAGGTAAAACTAAAAATAAAATTAGACCATTCTGAGTATTTTTTGTGGGAAGATATTAAAAAGGAGCTACGGGAATATATAAACGAAAAGAAAGCAATTTTGGTATCATTAGAAATGATACCTAATAAACATAAAAACAAAGAACAGCATGGAGTCGAGGAATTAGAAGAGGATGACCTCTCTATTTTTGAAAGGTTTTGCAACGAGGAAAAACTTGAATACCACCTGGTAAAAATTGGAAAGGATTTGATTAATGGACATAACTAGATTAGTTATTAAGGGGTTTAAATCGTTTGATGCCCCCCAATGTATTGACTTCTCATCCTTACATGAAGGAATTTATTTTGTTACAGGAACAAACAATGTTTCCAAACTATTAGAAGCAAATGGAAGTGGAAAATCAACAGCATTTGTTGACGCCCTTTGCTGGGTATTATTCGGGAAAACCTCAACCAAATTGAGGGCTGATAATGTTAAAAATTGGAACGGAAAAAATAAGTGTGAAATATGCTTGGAGTTCGATGGGAATACGTTAGTAAGAACCTGGAATCCTAACAGTTTGACACTTAATGGTAGGACTATCACACAAGATGAGTTGGAAAAGTTAATCAGATTCAATTTTAATTCATTTTTATACAGTGTTGTTATTTCACAATTTGGAGAAAAATTTATAGATTATGACCCTGCGGATAAGATGCGTATATTTACCTCAATATTAGAAGACATTCTGTCTAAATGGGACACACACAGTGATAAAGCTAAAGAAAAACGAGATTTGTGTGAATCTTTAATACGACAGCTAGAATTGGAAATATCTAAAATTGAAGGACAGTTGAAGTCAATTGATATTAAGGATTTACAACTCAAATATGAACAATTTGAATTTGGGAGAAATAAAAAGATAAAAGAATTACAACAAAAACTCGATGAAATTGTTCCTATAAATACCAAAGATATTTATATTGAAATCGAAGAATTTGAAAATACAAAGACATCTTTAGAACAGGAATTAAAAGCAAAGTATGAAATAATAAATTCCCTCCAAGCTAAATTGGACGAGGTAAAGGAACACCACATTAGAGTTCAATATGGGCTAGACAATATTACAAAGGCTATTGCAAAAATGCATGATTTGGAGGGTTTAACTTCATGTCCTTTGTGTAAACATTCCTTAACAAAGGAACATATCGCAAAAGAATTGGGAAGACTTGCAGCGGATAAGGAGAAACTTTCCGGAGACGATGCTAAGTTTAACCTTGAAATAACGGCAATTAAGAATGAAATTGATGGGTGGCGTAGTATAATAAAAACATTGGATGTTAAAAAATCAGAAGTAGAAACATCACTACGAGAATTAATCAATAAAAAGGTTGCTGTGGAGGAGGCAATTAAAAATCAAAAAATAATGTTTGCCTATATAAGTAAACAAATACTTGAACAACAAAACGCTATTAATCCCTATACAAGCCTAATCAGTAAGGCACAGCAACAGATAAAAGAGTTACAAACAATGCTCGGTGATAAGAAAACTGAATTATTAGGAATAACTAGAGATTTTGAGGCATACAAGTATTGGGTAAAAGGATTCAAGGAAATAAAGTTAATGTTGACTTCAGAGGCATTACATGAATTTGAGATACAGATAAACAACGCATTAACGGGATTGGGAATGTTGGGTTGGTCAGTAAAACTAAAAGTTGATGCTGAAACGAAATCAGGAATATTGCGTAAAGGATTCAACATCTTTATCGAGTCACCCTCAAATTCAACTTCCGTCCCTTTTGAATGTTGGTCAGGAGGAGAAGGACAACGAATCAGGCTAGCAACTACTTTAGGACTAATAGATTTTATTAAAAATCGGAGAGGAAGTTCTTGTAATATTTTGGTGTTTGACGAGCCTACACAATTTCTATCGGAAAAAGGTATTGAAGATTTAATTATGACACTGAAAGAAAAAGCATCCTCAGACAACCTAAAACTATTTCTCATAGACCATCGTAACCTTCAGACATTTGGAGATTTTGACGGGATAATCTCTGTAATAAAGGATGCGGAAGGAAGCAGAATTGAAATGCGTTAAGTGTGGTGGGTTATTATTTAGACGGTATGACTTTAAATATAATATACACTATTATAGTTGCTATAAATGTGGGCATGTAGAATTTGAAGAAGACGGGCTTGGTATTGTAAGACTTAGGCTTCCTAAGGAAGGTAAAACTTATGAAAGAATATGTCCTAAATGTGGGAAGGCGTTTTTATCAGCTTCCCCAAACTACAAAGGAAATTGTGACGGTTGTCAACTACCCACCGCCTATAGAGGCGGGGGCTTGTAGAAATACAAGCTCGGTTGATTAGCCTCAGCCAGGGGATTTTGTCCTATCGGGCTACGTTATGATAGAATATATAGGCACCATAGGATGTTCCACAAGTCCTATGCTCTGCGGGTAGTGGTTAAACATCTCTAAGGGGTAGGAGAAGTGCTGCTACCAAAAACCTATCATAACATTGGCGATGTGGACCAACAGCGTTAAGCTGACTTATCCTTGAAAGGGGATTTAAAAATGGTTTATGTGCTATCTATTGATGGAAAACCTTTAATGCCGACAGAAAGACATGGTAAGGTTAGAAGACTTTTAAAACAAGGACTTGCTAAAGTTGTTAAAAGAAAACCCTTCACTATTCAGTTACTCTATTATACTACTACCTATACGCAAAATATAACCCTTGGTGTAGATAGTGGCTATAACTATATAGGGCTTTCTGCTATAAGTGAAAAGAAAGAGTTAATCTCGTGCGAAGTTAAACTTAGAGATGATATACCCGAGCTACTGAAAGAAAGAAGTATGTATAGAAGGATTAGACGTAACAGATTAAGGTATAGAAAACCACGTTTTGATAATAGAGTATCATCTAAAAAAGAAGGTTGGCTTGCACCTTCTATTAGACATAAGTTAGACTCACATATTAGGTTTATTAACTTTCTTAAAAAAATACTTCCTATAACCAACATAGTAGTAGAAGTTGCAAATTTTGATACTCATAAGTTAAAAAACCCCAATGTAGAGGGTATAGGTTATCAACAAGGTGAACAAGAAGGTTTCTATAATTTAAGAGAATATATTCTATACAGAGATAACTATATTTGTCAAGTATGTGGTAGAAGCGATTTGCCACTTGAAGTTCATCATGTAGGTTTTTGGAAACGGGATAGAACAGATAGACCATCTAATCTTATAACAGTATGCATTAAATGTCATATTCCTAAAAACCATCAAGAAGGTGGTAAACTATGGGGATTAGAACCTATACAAAAACCACTAAAAGAGGCAACATTTATGTCAACTGTTAGGTGGAAGTTGGTTAATATACTTAATTGTAAACATACCTATGGATATATAACTAAATCTAAAAGAATACAACTTGGTTTAGAAAAAACACATTACAATGATGCCTTTTCTATAGCAGGTGGGATTAGTCAAAAAAGAATAGAGCCTATCTATTTTGAACAGGTTAGGCGAAACAACCGTTCACTAGAGAAATTTTACGATGCAAAGTATATAGATATACGAACTGGTGAAAAGGTTACAGGACAAGACTTGTTCACTGGTAGAAGGACACGCAACAAAAATCATAATACAGAAAACCTGCACAAATATAGAGGACAAAAGTTTTCTAAAGGACATAGAAGTATTAGAACACAAAGATACTTCTACCAACCAAAAGACTTAGTTAAGTATCAAAACGCAATCTATATTGTTAAGGGAGTTCAAAACAAAGGAACTTATATTAAACTAGAAGGACTTTCAAAACCAGTTAAAACAGAATTAGTCAAACCTTATATGTTTAGAAAAGGTTTTTGTGTTATATAG